CAACGCGCCCGCGCCGGAGGGACGGTCATTCCGCCCAGCGGCGTTACGCAGCCGTTACCGCCGAAAATTAGTGCACCGCAACTGGGGGCAGGTGAAGGCAATCCGGAATTTGTGACGCCCGAGCCGTCGCCCCCTCCGAACGCTGCTGGCGCGAGCGACAATGTGCGGGGGCCGCTTCCCGCCAATCCGCAACCCGCGCCGCCAGGACGGACGACTGTTACCCCGGAGGGCGTGGCGATCAAATCGGACACCCGCTCCCCATCTAGGCAGCTGCCCGCCCCGAAATCCGCCCCATCCCCCGCAACCCACGAATGGAGCAAATCTGACTGGCAGGCGGCAAACCCCAAGCGGGATCTCGCCAAGGCAACGGCGCATGCCCGCGCGCTCGGCTACAAGGTGGTCGACTAGATGGCAACCGAAGTGGAAGACGACATCGATTTAAGCGCGGGATTCAGGCCGCACGGCTCCGTGCATCCCGCAGGCAAGGTCACAGCGTTTGACGAGGCTACCGGCCTGCCCATCGTGCGCCGCAACGCCGTAACGGAGGAGAGCCATGAACACCACGACAGCGGCCAGCACCATGCCGATTCAACTCCAAACCACCCAAAAGGAGAAAAAGAAGATGCCGGCAAAGTCGGAGGCTCAGAGGAGATGGCTTTACACGCCGAGCGCAAAGAAGGCTCTGGGTCCGGAGGGCGCAAAGGAGTGGCAGGACAGCAGCAAGGGGCTGAAACTGCCGGAGCGGGCGGGGAAGAGGATATTCAAAAAGAAGTAGGTCAGACGAAATATAAGTATGGGAACACCCAGGCCGACATCCCCGCTGATTCGGAGGCAGGGAAAGCGCTTGCGGCAGTCCGTGCCAAGATAGACAAAGCGGACTTGATGCCGTCGAGCAATACGGCCGGAGGCGGCGGCCTCGAAGACGATTCGCACATCACTGTGCGCTATGGCATTGACGGTGACGACATGTCGGGAATTCGCGCCTTCCTCGAAAAGCAAGAGCCCTTCGAGGCCACCCTCGGCAAAGTGACTTCGTTCCCGCCAAGCGAGCATTCGGACGGTGCGGCTCCCATCGTTGTAGCTATCGAATCGCCCGAATTGCGCGCACTAGAGAAGGAGATGGACAAGCACGGTCAGTTTATCGACCGGACATTTCCCGAATACAAGCCACACGCCACATTGGGCTATGTCAAACCGGAAGCGGCGAAGAAATATGTAGGTATGGGTGGTACAGAGGGCAAGAAATTCATTGTCAGTTCTGTTTCGATCTCAAAAAAAGACGGATCGAAGGAAGACGTAAAATTCAAGGGCGGCGCGGCACCTACGAAAGACGCCGCCACTGGCCGCGATGTGCTCCACCAATCCACCGACCGCGCGGAACTGGTGAAGCAAGCCAAGGACCACGCCAAGCAATTTGAAGATGGCCTGAAGTCTGCCACGCGCGGAATCGCTGGCGCTAAATTCGACGCCGTGAGGCCAGAGAAGACGCCAGAGCGGATGGATGAAAAGATCAACGATGAAGGCCAGCCGGTCCATACTATCCCGGACATCCTGGCCGGACGCATCGGCGTGGATACGCCAGAGGCCCACGAGCGCACCGCCGCAGCCATCAAGAGCCACTTCAAGGTCATCCGCGACGAGGACGAATTCGACAAAGGCTCCCCGCCGACAAACTACCGCGTCCACAAGATGCAGGTCCAAGTCACGCCGCAACTATCAGCCGAGGCGCATATCGTGCCGAAAGAGGTGCTCGAAGCGAATGCGCATCAGCACGACGTTTACGACGCTGCCCGCGAGGCTGACCTTGATGGCAAAGAGGCAACCGCCGAGAAGAAAGAAAAGCAGGCGAAAGCCATCAATGACGCAGCGATGGAGAAGTTTAACGCCCGAAATAGTGGGCATTCCAAAGAGGCGGATGCGGTGAGTGCAGACGCTGCGAGAAAAGGAGGTCGCGGAAAATCGCCAGAGCCAAACGCGGCGGATTCCGGATCAGGGTCCGCCGCGCCGAAACTCACCAAAGGCATGACCGTTATCCACGGCGATTCGCATGGCATCGTCCGGGGAGGGAACCCCAATTTCTCTAACGGGGGAGGGTGGAGGATCGAGACGCCCGACGGGACGAAGACCGTCAAAGGGTCCGAGGTGACGCCGGTAGAATCGGCGAAGCCAGAGGACAGGCCGTACATCGCATTCGATCTTGACCGCACTCTAGCCGAGCAGCGCGGCGCATTTAAAGGGCCGACGGTCATCGGCAAGCCAATCCCGGAGATGATCGACCGCATCAAGGACGTGCTCAAGAACGGCGAAGATGTGGACGGGAAGCCGATAAAAGACGTGCGGATATTTACAGCTCGGGTCACGAACGACCCCAGGGGAATGGCGCGCGCAGCCATTGAGGCATGGCTCCATCGGAACATCGGTCAATCGCTGCCGATCACGGACCGCAAAGATCATTGGATGGCGCGCCTCTACGACGACAGAGCTCGCCAGGTCGAGCCGAATACTGGAAAGGTTATAGGCTGATGGAAGTCGATACCTCAGTTCCCATTCCCCTCCCGCCTCAACTGCTCCGGTTCGTGGACGCCTACTGCGCCTGCCGCGACGTGAGTAAAGCGGCACTCGAAGCGGGGTTCGCGGCCAAAGACGGCATGGGCCTCTACCGCCGCAAGCCGGTATTTGAGGAAATCACCAGGCGCATGGCTCCGGTCGAGCATGAGGTCGCAGTCCGGCTGGCCAAAAAGCGCGTCATCAATGTCGAGATGCTTGATGCGAATCTCAAACAGGTAATCACGATTCCCCGCAAGTTATTGGAGGCTACTCCCAGCCTCGCCACACCGAAGGTCAATGCTATCGAGATGGGCTATAAACGTGCAGGCCTGTTGATCGACTACAACTTTGTTCCCGACGCCTCGAGCGGTCCGACGAAAGAAGAGGCTCCGCGCATCTACCGGCCGGCAGAGCAGACCATTATCACCCACCAGATCACGGAGACGCGGCAGGTGGTCACCAATCGGCAGGCGGGAGCCGACGCCGAGACGATCAGGGCGCGCGTGAGAGCCATGACGATGCCCCAGACCATCGATGCCGAGGTAGAGACCGATCCCGACGACGATCCCTGGAAGAATTTCTAGATTATGGCATTGACCATCCTCGAAGACCGGGGCCTGCTTCCCCTCCCTGCCAATATCTCTGAGGTAAGCGGATGGGCTCCAAATAGTTCCCCGCAACTCACAGCCATAGAGTGCCGCGCTCAATTCCTGCTTTACGGCGGAGCATCGGGCGGTGGTAAAAGTAACTGGCTCGTCGCTGACTCCGCGCAGGAGTACGACAATCCCAGGTTTCGCGGCATTCTGCTGCGCAAGTCCTATACCGAAATGACAAACCTGATGGACGAGATGGAGCGCATCTATCTCCCCTTGGGCGGTCGCAAGTCGGACGGCGGCAAGCTCTGGCGGTTTCCGTCCGGCGCGATGATGCGCCTGGGCTACATGGCCAAGGATGCCGACGTAGAGCTTTACACCGGCAAGCCTATCTCGTGGCTCGGCATCGACGAGGCGCAGTTCCAGACAGAGGACCGCGTGCGCTCGCTGCTGCCTTGGGTGTCCACGCCGACCGAGTACGGCCTCCGCGACCGCGTGAGGCTCACGGCGAACCCTTCGACGCCATGGTTGCGCCATGTCTTCTTGAACGGCGAATGCCCGCTCTGCCATCCCGAGCGGTGCGTCAAGCCTGCGGCGGTTTACGCTGGCGCGCGCTGGAAAAAAGACGACATGCCGACGATGATGACGACGGCATTCATTCCAGCCAAGCTCGAAGACAATCCGGCCTACGATGACCGCAAGTTGGCCATGCTGATGTCGCAGACTGCCGACATTCAAAAGAAGCTCATCCAGGGCTGCTGGTGCGCAACCGAGGGTGCCTTCTTCTCATTCCTCAACGAGAGCTACATCCTGCCCTGGTCTGAATGTGGGGAGCAGTGGTGGCATCAGCACTTCATCGTCATGGACTACGGGATGTCAAATTCTGCGGCTGCAACCGGGCTTTACTTTATGAATGAGGCCAATCGCATGTTCAAGATTGGCGAGGATGTCGAGCGGCAGATGTTGTCCGAGGAGTACGCGCACCACGTCGCCAAGAAATTCCTTGAGCGCGAGATCCACGGCAAGCGGACGCGCATCATCACCGGCTATTGCGACCCTGCGATGGATGCCCACACCGGGACGGGCAAGAGCAACCGGGAGTTGGTGCAGGGCGTGTTCGATAAGTACGACCTGACGCTGATGAGCGCCGCCAAAGACAGTATCGGCAATGCTCAATCGCTGGCAGGCAGGCTCTCGCGTGGCGAGTTTGTTTTGACAGATCTATGCCCGAAGAGTTTTGAATCGCTGAGCAGCCGCAAGCATGACCCGGAGCGGCCTGGGGCGATACTTAAAGTCAAGGGCGACGAATTAGACGATTTACTCGACACTGACCTTTATACGAATACATTCCTCACAGCCGAGCGCAAGCCCGATCAAGTGGTCACTGATGAAAAGATCGCGGCACTCGTCAAGGCTGGCGTCGATCAGCGGTCGATTGCGGTGACGCGGTGGAAACTGGATCAAGAGGCGGCTAAAAAGGCGACTCCGGTTACGATGGGAAAGCCGTCGTTGAATCGAGCGCGGATTCAGCGGTAGGGCTACCAGTCACCAATCGCCGAGTCCATCAACTCGCCCCCCCCCACTTCGTCCACGTCCTCAAGGTCGGCGAGTAAATCAAGTTGCCCCGTGGAATCCGTCCATCCGCTCGCCACACCGCTTTCCAAATTGCGTGCGGCTTGCGAATAGTAGCTCGGTTTTAATTCCACCCCGACTGCTCGCCTTCCGGTTGCCACCGATACATAGACCTCAGAGCCGACGCCCATGAATGGTGTGAGCACCGCCTCGCCAGGATTCGACCAAAGCGTGATGCACCGCTCGATTACATCCAGTTGGAGCGGGTGGACATGCTTCTCGTCTTCCTCGTCCCGCGCTTGGCGGAACGGGAGAACGCGGTCGATCCTGATGTCGTCCCAAAAAGCCGATGCATATTGACGCCAAATCCAGTGGGAATATCGATTCTCGATTTGGTTCCCTTTCCATCCTTTATAGCGCAACAACTCGGCTGGCATTTCGCGTGCCCCGGCGTAGCTGTGCAATCCCGTGGGATGAGAGATAGGCACAGGATTCTGGCCCTTGCGTCGGAAGACCAATAAGTAATCCGCGCTAGCCACTGAGCACCGACTCGAATCCTCTACGATTGTTTTATGGGCAAGATTCTTGGCCATCGTCCGATTGCGCACCGCTAGTGGCTCTTTCCAAATCGCATATCTGGCGATGTACTTCCATCCCTCGCGTTCGTGCAGTCGGATGATGTCGCCAGGAAAGTCGATCAGCGCGTCTGTCCCGCAATTACCCGTAGGCACATCCATGCAATGAACGGCGGTCATACGCCCAGGGACGGTGAGACGAAAAAGTTCGCGCACAACGAAAGTGTAGTGCTCAAAGAACTGCTCATAATCTTTGCAGTTCGACAAATCCTTTTCGCTAGAGCTGTAGCAATAGAGTCCTCCGAATGGAGGCGAGTAAGCAGACAAGTGAATGCGCTCGTCCGGCATCGACTTCATCACCTCGATGCAGTCGCCGTTGTAAATCGCGTATTGCTTTGTAATTTCCTGGTCGATTACAGCCATTGGGGAACCTCTTCTTTCTGAGTGAAAGTCAAACTGCGGTCGAGTCGTTGCGCTTCATTCATGTGCTTGACGAGGGCGCTGAACATGCGGTCTGCGGCCTTAGCTTTGCGTTGCAGGTTTTCGAGTACGGACATCTCGCCCTCGGTGGTCACGATTTCCGAGGTAACTGGATGTAACTGCCCGAATCGCCAGAATCTCCGTACCGACTGGTAATACTGCTCAAAGCTGTGGGACGGGAACGACACGGTGTGATGGCAATGCTGCCAATTCATCCCCCATCCAGCGATGCGGCTTTTGGTCACGATCCGCTTGATCTGGCCAGAAGAGAAGGCCATCAGTTTCTCTTCCTTTTCCTCCTCGCAATCGCGCCCTGAAATCTGCACGCCGTCGCTCAGTAGTTTTTCCAGCAAGTCTCCCTCCGGGTTGAGGTGGCACCACACCACCGATGACTCGTGCCCATTGGCAAGCTCGGCAGCTCGCTCGCATCGCTCACTGATGGTCCGGCTGCGCTCGTCTCTCTGCTCGGTCAACCCTACAGCGGGTAATGCGAACAACATTCCATTCGGCAGGCTGTCTGCTTTAACTACATGTTGCCGCTCGATAAATTCTGGAAGATTAAAACCGTCATCGGGAAATCCGACGTCGGACGGACGGCGGCAGGCGCGCGCCCAAGAGCATACGTATCTCCAGAACGGGATCTCGGCGTGGCCCTTGAATCTCCATTTGGCTTTATCTTCTAGCTGCGCAAAGTTGTTGCCCTTGTTGCGATAAACCATCGGCCTTATTGTGTTTTGGTCATTCTTAAAGAACCGCATCAGCATGTCCATGTGGCCCAACTCGCCCAAAGCTTCAGAAGACGTGCCAAGTTCGATGTAATCGTTCGGTGCTGCGGTAGCCGTGCAGAGCAGCCGGTACTGTAATTTCTTCATGAACTCCGTAATTGCCGCGCATGTCGCTCCGTCGAAGTTTTTGAGTATGGCCGACTCGTCGCACACAACTCCGACGAAATCATCTGCTTTGAACATGTGCAGCTTCTCGTAATTGGTGAGGATGATTTTTTTGCCGAGCGGGAGCGCCCCGTCTCTCGACACAAAGCACTCTATGCCGAAACGCTCGCTTTGCTCGAATGTTTGAAAAGACACAGCCAGAGGAGACAACACCAGCACGCGCCCGTTTGTGCGGCGCACCACATTTTCAGACCACACGAGGAATTGTGGCGTTTTGCCCAGCCCGCAGTCTTCAAATAGTGCGGCGCGACCCTTGCGGATAGCCCACGAAGTCATGCTTTGCTGGAAGGGGAACAGCCAATCTGGAATCCAAATCGGATCAAAGCCGGACATCGTCGTTAGTTGCGATTTCCGCTCAAGAAACCGCTGGTAGCCAAACTCGTCCGGGTCGATGAATTCCGAGCCCATGACTGCGTTGTGCGGTAGATCGACAGCCTCCCCGCGTATCGTCTTCAGTGTCATCTCGCCTAGCCTTTCCTCTCCGGTCCGTCAATCAGATTCCACTCATAGCGGATAGTCGGTGGCGCGCTGCCTTGGCGGTCGTATTCGTAAGTGCGCTCCCAGATGGTGCCATCGTCACAGAGAGCTATGAAGATGCCATCGGTATAGGTGCCAGGCGAATACTCGGCTTCGGGGCGCACGATGATTTGCACGACTTTGCGGGGC